TCATTTTGAGCGTTTCTGTTTCATCATTTTCTCGAAGTTGTCAGCAGCATCTTTTTGCATGTCCGGCATGACGTGGCTGTATACATCCATTGTAATTCCAACCCGGCTATGCCCAAGACGTTCAGATACAACTTTAGGATGCTCGCCCATTTGTAACAGCATCGTTGCGTGAGTGTGGCGTAGATCATGAAAACGAATTGCTGGGAGTCCGCTTTTCTTCGTGATTCGTTCGTAGTGTCTTAAGAGGTTGCGAGGGTCTTGTGGTCGGCCGTCATCGTAGCAGACAACTAGATCATTATCCTCATAGCCATCGCCAAACTGGAGCCGTAATTTGTTTTGCTTTGCCTTATGTCGTTTCAATTCATGCAATACAAACTGAGGGATCGCAATTCGGCGTTTTGCACTTTTGGTCTTTGGTTCTTGAAAGATGATGCCTTGATTAGAAGGCCGATAGAGAGTTTGCTGGATGCTAATTTTAGCTTGCTCAAAGTCAATGTCTTTCCAACGCAAGCCGAGGATTTCTCCACGCCTCATGCCAGTATAGATAGCCAAAACGAACGCAATGTAATACTTGTCTTTCTCAGCATAAGATAAGAACTCATTTGCTTGCTCAGGCGTCCATGTGATAATTTCCTTTTGTGTGAGTCGAGGGGGATCAACGTTATCCATGATGTTTTTAGGAATGAGCTGCCACTTAACTGCTTGGTTCAGGGCCTTTTTTAATACAGCATGTATGTATTTGATATAGTCGGCTGACAAATCTTCTTTCTGTAATTCGGTCAGGTATTTCGTGACATGGATTGGGGTGAGCTTATCCATCTCGATTTTACCGAGAGCTGGAACGATCCGGCTGTTAATGACAGTCTCATGATTGGTATAGCTAGATGTCCTCAAAGTTGACTTCGCATGGTTCTCCAACCAAAAAATTAGATAATCGGAGAGGGTTTGTTTTTTCGAGATAATAAGGTCACCACTCTCATATTTTGTTATCATCTCAGCGCAAGCGATTTCTGCTTCCTTTTTGGTTTTGAATCCTGAGCGAGTAATCTGTTTTCGCTTGCCTGTTTCATCTGTGCCTAAAGAAATTGCAAATGACCATGTTGAACCACGTTTTCTAAAGTGACCTTTCATGTTTAAGCCTCCTTTAAATAGGAATATAAGTTCGGTTTCAGGGTGGAAAAAGGAACTAAAAAGGGATATCACCATCGGTTAAAACATGTTCTTTTTTTCGTGCAACATCCCAGGGTTCAAGTATTCCTTTTTCTAAAAAGGTAGTTTCTGATCCGCACTTTATACAATATCTAGCATTTCCTTCAGCTATTTCTCCACATGGCTCGAATTCACGGTCATTGTACCCATGTTCAACCCACTTCCCGCCAGTGCATCTATTAATTATTGTTATTCCGCAAATTTTACAAAACTCTCCATCGTTTATCTGTTCATTCTCACATTTGGGGCAGGTTACAGGATATCCCTGCTCGTTCAGTTTAACTCCAAGATAAATCATCTTCTTATCTCCTTTTCTAAAAAGTCTATTTCTCCCACAAATTGGACAAAAATAAGCATTCTTATTAACAAAAAAATGATTACATCTTAAGCAGTGCTTTGAAAATGCAACAAAATGCAAATAACGTTTGAAGTGAGAAACTATATTATATGAATATCTTATAGCTTGTAATGAATCCATGTTTAACAATTCAAGTCTAGTTCTCGCTGCAGTGGGAGAAATTCGAAAATAATACACAATGTCATTCACGTTTCTTATTTTTAGGCGATTAACAATAGCGGGAGGGGCTAATACATTTCTAGCAAAAGCGTTTACTTCTTTTTCTAAAATGTCGTATTTGGGTTTTGTTAGGGAACTTCTTTGGAGGATTGTTTCATCAAAATCCGATAAATGGTTTAAAAAGATATGCCCTATTTCGTGCATTAGAGTGAAACGAATTCTTCCAGGGTGATGGATGGTATCGTTATATGCAATCGTATATCCTTGACCGTCATAAATAGTGTAGCCGTCTTCACTCTGAAATGTCGTGATAACTTCATCTATGGTGACGCCGTGTAATCTGGATAGCTCTGAATAAGAAATTAATCCCCACTTACACTTCTTTATAATTTCAAAGGGGTCTATCGGAAATTTCGTAATATGATTTTCTATTAGGAATTTATGAACTGACATGATTACCCAGCCATATCTTGCATGCTTCGGGAAACGCATTATTTATCTCTAGCCTCTTTTCCTCGCTCACGCATCGTTTTGATAAGATCCTTTAAAAGGTCCCGATTACCTGGATCGAAGCTTTGGATATCTCTCGCTAATGATCTAACCTCTTCATCAAATTCCTCATTTTTTCTTGTATGTGAGGAATCATCGGTCCTGCCAAGTAAGTAGTCAGCATTTGTCTTAAGAAAATCTGCTAAATCTCTTATTATATTGCCAGGGGGAACGGTTCGTCCCGATTCGTAATTGGAGACATTCGTTCTGTTCATTCCTAAAGTGGAAGCAAGTTCATCTTGGGAGAGACCTTGCCGTTCACGTAAGCTTTTAATTCTTTGTCCCATTAACTTTTTTTGAGCTTCATCCATTAATAAACAACTCCAACAATAAAAATTACGAAAAGTGTTGCGCCAATTTAATTGACATGGTAACATGTGGTTACGTCAATTAAATAAACGTCAATGAGGAGGTAGTCAAATAAAATGACGCGTAGCATTAAGCGCAAGAATTTCGTAGGTTACCGAAAGCATTTTAACAAGACTCAAAGAGACGTTGCTATGGCAATGGGTGTTACTGAAAGTCACATCAGACACATAGAGAATGGTCGAGCAAACCCAGATGTAAAGCTGCTGTTTAAGTTATCTAGGTATTTTGGGACCACTGCCGAAAATTTGTTCCCTGATCTAATAAATTTCGAAGTGGAATTTGCTGGAAACAAAAAGGTGGTGTCATCACCTATTGACAGTATACATCGTCAATTAAATTGACGCAATATGTTTATCAAAGTAGCGCATATTTTTTTAAGAATGACGTCAATTAAATTGACGAAACGAGATGGATATCAAAAAACTAGACTATAACAAAAAGGAGGAAGCTTGTTGAACATTGCTAATCATACCCTTCCACCAATACTCACAGCAAAGCACATCGCGAACTATCTACACATCTCAGAACGCCGTGCTTACGAGCTAATGGATCTCAAATCTTTTCCGTTGATCCGGCTGGGACGTAGTAAGCGTGTGAACAGGGAATCATTTTTAATTTGGCTACAAGAAAACGAGAATAAGGGGGCTTGTTGATGACAATTAACATGCGTGTTGAAAGCTGGATGGGGCATTCGATTCGGTTTGTGGAGAAGGAACCGGGTGAATGGTTTGGAGTAGCTCAAGATGTTGCGAGAGCGCTAAATTACAAGCACACACCTCATATGCTTCGGCTAATTGATGAGGATGAAAAAGATGATGTCCACTTAACGGACAGCATCGGTAGAAAGCAAAAAATGGCTGCACTCTCCGAAACAGGAATCTACGACGCGATCTATAACAGCCATCGTCCAGAAGCCAAGGAATTTAAGAAGTGGGTTAAAGTGATGCTCAAACAGCTACGTCAGCAAACTGGCCTCGAAGGATTCCAAATCTTCCGTATGTTGGACAAAGACCATCAGAAGGAAGCCATGAGTCGATTGAAAGCCAGTCTTTCACAACCTGTGAAGGTGGACTTTATCAAGGCAAACACTATTGCTAATAAAACAACGTCTTCGTTAAATGGGCATCCAAAGATGATTAAGAAAGATCAAATGACCCCGAAGATGTTGGTACAACGACAAGAGATTCTGGACGACACTGTAAACCTAATGTCCGTAAAAGAAAAGTTTGGTTTAGATTTATCTGTTTCCAAATCAATTTATGGAAAGTACTTGCACATGAGGACTAAACAAGCGCAGTAGAGGGATAAGCTCTAAATGAGGTGATCACTAATGCGTAAGAAAAGACCACAACTTAGAATCGTCGCACATTACATGATGATTAATGGCGAGAAAGTGGCGATTGACCCGGCCAAAACTGATCTTCCCGATCGTTGTAAGTTATTAATGGCAGAAATGATAACTGGGCAAATGTTTGTATTGGTTGATAGGAGTAAAGGAACAAGCGACTCTTAGGAGTCGCCTAGGTGGACTAGCCTGAGGGGAGGTGAGAATGGGGATGAACGATTACAAAACCTCACAAGCTTTAAAAACAGCAAGTGAGGTACAGGAAATTGAAATTTTGTTAAGAGAAGGTAGAATCACTTTAAATGAGGCAAGAAGTTTGACTGGTTTGAATCGAATCAACAATCCAAAATGCGATGTTTTATTCAAACAGATAAATCATATAAGCAGCTAAGGTCGTGGGATCTTCAGCAAAGACCATACGTTCTGATTTCATTTTCAGTGCTTCGCTTACAGAAGGTAGAATCTTTAAAAATTGATCCTTTGGTATATCTATGCCGAATGTGTTTTTCAAGCAGTGATGCAATTCAACACTGTTTATGCAATTAAACCTCGCACCAAGAAAAAGCATATCATATTTCCTTGTTGTTTCTTTATAACTCTCATCAGAATTGATCGATAGTGCAGCTATTCTTAATTCCTTGAGAGCGTCAGTGAGTAATTGTATCTCATTCATTTTGGCAAACCTCCTTCCTCAGAGAATTTGGTAAGTCTGGACAACGAACCAATTCGACGAGAAGGTGGAAAATCCTACAAAAAAGGAGGTATGTGAAGTGAACAACCTGGCTACTCCAGCGGAAATGGTCATTGATATCTTGACGAATCCGGATTTACAGAACCGTATCAGCGCCGAGGCTTTTGCAGGGCTGTTGATGATGGCTGACGAGCAAGAAAATGAAAAACCCACCTGCTGAGAACAGATGGGGCAATACCGTCATTTCCGTTCATCTTGGCGGATAGGGGAAATGACAACCGTATCAAGGGAGGACAAGCCTCGCTATTACCTATTATAGCGAATGTTGCAAATATGTATACATAAAAGTTTGTCCTCCTACAAAAGGGAGGGAACCTGTTTGAAAATGCTAATGAACTGGTTGAAACCAGCTATTCACAAAAGAATGGATAAATTACCTATCGAGAAAAACGAGGCAGTCAAACTGGCAAATACTCGGTTTTACGAGCTTTATGCGGAATTGGGGACGATCCTCGGTGAAGAACATTCTGAGATACACAACGAATTAGAATCCTGCGTGAATTGGCTACGGGCAATTGAGGGAGAAGTAACTTTTGAATACGGAATACTCGATGGAATGGCGCTTGGTTCTGAAATGCAGGGTTTTTTCCAAACTCCTGTTTGGAATCTATATACCGATGAAACAGAACTGAAAGAGGATTTACGGAGAGTGCAGGACATTGCAAAGAATGCAAGTGCTGTTGGTTCAGCAGAGGATCGTTATGAATCTGCTCTAATGCGTATTGAAGCGCTTCTACCGGATCAAAAGGATTTACTCACCTCGTTACATGATGCCGTCCATTCGATGCGAGAAGCGTGCGTAGAGGTATCGTACCGCACTGGCTTGAGTGACAATCCTTCTTTGGGAAGGAGAGTAGTGTGAATGGTACTCGCTAGGGACTTAGAAGCAAGCAAGCGGGATTTTGAAGAGGTAGCTGATACGCTATTTGCTCATCGCTTTAATGGGCACGTTTTCCGCAAATCGGACGATTATCAAGAGAAGAGCAAGATCCTTGAGGGATTAATAAACGACATTCGTGAACTGCTTCCTGATGATCAGAAACACTTGCTAAATAAGTACGACGACACAGTGGCTTCAATGGAAGCCATAACCGAAGAGTTTGCATACAAAGCGGGCTTCATGGATGCAATGGTGATGCTGTATCAAATTAGGACAGAACCAAAAGTAGGTGAAGATACTTGAGCATTTTCAGAGTAAGAAAGAATGACAACTTTGTCGTGATGGACAAAACAGCCTTACATGATGATCGTTTGAGCTGGAAAGCAAAAGGTATTATCGCCTATATGTTGTCGCTTCCCGATGACTGGACATTCTTCGTAGAGGAATTGGCTACTCATGCATCTGATGGTGAGGACAGTCTAAGAACGGGGCTAAAGGAATTGAAGCGGTTGGGTTATCTACACCGCTTCCCTGTAAAAGAAAACGGCAAGATCGTCAGATGGGAGACACATGTTTTTGAAACGCCACAAGAGGAGTTGCCAGAAGAGATTAAACCACAACAGGAAAAACCAGAAGTGGAAAAACCAGATATGGAGTTTCCAGATGTGGAAAATCCGACACTACTAAGTATTAATAATACTAAGTATTTATCTTTACTAAATAATAATGATAATGTCCCTTTTGCTGAAATCATTGAATACCTAAACCAAAAAGCAGGGACAAGCTATCGAGCGACCAGTAAAAAAACAAAGCAACTTATTACTGCTCGATGGAACGAAGGATTCCGCATAGATGACTTTATGCGAGTTATTGATAACAAGACGGCTGAATGGCTGAACAATCCAGAATGGTCTAAATACCTCAGACCTGAGACATTGTTTTCACCAAAGTTTGAAGGATATCTGAATCAAAAGGCTTTTGGCAAAGGAGGCGGAGCAAGTGGAACCAATTCGGCAGTCCTTACACCAAGTCGTGAAGAATTGTATCGAAAAGCAGGGATCAAGTGAGCGGAACTGCCCCCATTGCGGAAAGGTTTTAAAACCAATAGAGCTATTTTCCGAGGTAATCGGAAAGTTTCAGGTAACTCCAGTATGCAAGTGTGAAGCGGAGCGGGAAATGGCCGACATCAAACGTTTTGAGAGAGCCAAGCGCAACGGAGAAATACACGAATATAGCGATGATGACCAAATGGTTATAGGGGCTACTTTAACGGAATATGAGACGGAACCTGGAACCATCCGTGGCTTTCAGGTGATCCAGGACTTTACTCGCGGCATCGAGGAGTGGGGAGCCAAAGGAATATACCTATTTGGAGAAAACGGACTCGGAAAGAGCCATCTGCTGTCGGCGGCGACGAAAGAATTGCGAAATCATGGTATCAGTGTCGTGTATACGACAGCCAAACTCTTGATTGCACATACTCGCAAACCGATCGGCAAATGGGATTACCTAAACGCCTACAGAGCTGCAGATGTTTTGATCATCGACGAGCTGGGCGCAGAGATTCCGGCGGATTGGGAAATGGGGGAATTGTTCACAGTGTTAAACGGTAGACAGAACAGAAGCCCCATATTGTACGGTTCAAACTTTACGGTCAAGGAGCTGGAGGCAAGGTTTAACGAACGCCAAAAAGGATGGGGTACCCGCTTGATGGAGCGCATTATTGAGTCCAGCGTTTTGGAAGAGTTGACCGGAGACAGTCGCCGCTTTGACTTGCACATTGAAAACACGGAGCAACTAAACAGGAGATTGATGAAGCATGTTTGATATTCAGGAGATGCCCCACAGCGAAGAAGCGGAGAAAGCGGTACTCGGGGCGATCTTCTGTAAGCCCCCTGCTATTGCAAAAGTCATCGATGAGCTAACGGCTATGGATTTCTACCGGACACGACATCAAATCCTCTACCAAGGCATGGCTGACTTGTACGAGAAAGGCGATCCGATTGACCTGGTAACGATAACAAGTCATTTACAAGAAAAAAAGGCGCTCGATAACGCGGGGGGCGTCCCGTACATTACAGAATTGGTCAGCTATACACCGACGGCAGAGAACATCGACTACTATGCAGGGATCGTTTTACACAAGGCCCGGCGCAGAAAGCTTATTGAAATCAACTATCAAGTGTACAAGGACAGCCTCAACAATGAGAATGTCGATGAAGTGCTTGCTCAGTCGGAGAAACTGGCTGCTGAGATTCGGGAACGTGGTAAAAAACGGTCTGTACGACCAATCAAGGAAGTTGCGCTCGAGGCATACGAAGAGATTGACAGAACGTTTCAGCAGCGCGGGAGGACGGTTGGGGTTACGTCTGGATATCCTGATTTGGACAAAATGACAAGCGGATTTCATAAGCAAGATTTGATCATTCTGGCGGCTCGACCATCCATCGGAAAAACGGCTCTGGCGCTAAATATCGCACAGAACGCCTCGAAGAGTATAAGTGAACCAATCATGATCTTCTCATTGGAAATGAGTGCTGGGAAACTTGTGACAAGAATGGTGTGTGCGGAAGGCAATATTGACGCCTCGAAGATACGAAGCGGTTGGTTGGAAGGGGATGACTGGATTCGTTTGACGCACGCCTTGGGCATCGTTTCCAAGACGAACATCTATATAGACGATACGCCTGAGATCGCTCTTGGAGAGCTTCGGTCAAAATGCCGGAGTATGAAGCAGCAAGAAGGGCTTGGCTTGGTCATCATTGACTACCTAACGAAAATTAGGATGGACAAGCCAGGGCGAAGCAGAGAGCAGGAAGTGTCTGAGATAGCCCGGACACTCAAAAGCATGGCTCGTGAGTTGGAAGTCCCTGTGATCGCGCTCTCTCAGCTTAGTCGCGGCGTAGAACAGCGACAGGATAAGCGGCCGATGATGAGTGACTTACGTGAGTCCGGTCAAATTGAGCAAGAAGCAGATTTGGTCGCCTTTCTCTATCGTGATGATTACTACGATAAAGCAACGGAAAACAAGAACATCTTGGAGGTCATCATTGCGAAACAACGGAACGGACCTATTGGAACGGTGGAACTGGCTTTCTTGAAAGAATACAACAAATTTGTCAGCTTGGATCATCGATTCAGTAAACAGACGACAATTGATGACTCGGAGAATGAGTGCGATAAGACGTGGCGAACGTAGCTGACAAAATGTGTTATGAAAGAGATATTAACTAAAATTAATAAATATTTCTGTCAAGAGGAAAAAATAAAAAAGTGAGTACCGAGTTTGATCGTTATTGATGATTAGCTTTGCTTTTCGCAAATAAATAAAATTATGTGATATTTGGAGCCTAAAAACGATGTTATGTTACTCAACGAAATTGATCGGAGGTAAAGGGAGGGAAGAGTTTGGACAATCTAGTTTTTATCGAAAATGGGAAAGTAATTACAGACAGCTTGTTAGTTGCTGAGAAGTTCGGGAAAACCCACGACAACGTATTAAGAGATATACGAAACCTCGATTGCAGCAATGAGTTCCGACTCCTCAATTTTGAGGAGTCAATCTATACGAATGAAAGAGGACGAGTTTATCCCAAGGTAGATATGACTCGAGACGGGTTCACCTTCCTGGTTATGGGTTATACCGGAAAGGATGCTGGACGATTCAAAGAGGACTATATAAAAGCCTTTAATTTGTTGGAACAAGCAATTTCCCAACAAACACAACCGCAATTGACAACGATGGAAATGGTTGCTTATCTCGCGAATCAGGCAGTCCAGAAAGAAAAAGAGGATGCCCGGCGCGATCAGGAACTAAAGGCGTTAAAGAGCGGCTTTGAAACAATTACAGACAATCTGACGGCTGTGCCGGACGCCGCCAAGGTAGTCGATTTAATTAACGAATACTCTCGCTGGACTAGAATGGGACACAACGAAATATACAACCGTATCTATGACACGATGAAGGATCAACATGGAATTAACGTCTTAGAACGGGTGCAGCGGGAGCGGGACAAGGTTAATGCCGAACGAATCAAAAGCATCGGCCGCCCATATGCCGAATCAACACTCAAAAAAATGGTTAACGGGATAGACGTCATGGTGCGAATGGGTGCGCTGGACAAGTTTCACTCTATTCTCGTCGGAATGTTAGCTAAAGCAAAAAGTGAACGAATTTTTAACTAAACCACTAAAGGAGCGGATTTATATGACAACCATTCAAATGATTAATTCAAATGCTGGAGAAGTAATGCACCTTTTTGAAGTGATGAAGAAGTATGGAGCAACATGCAGCCTTGAATTTAACAAGGGAAATGGAAACGATCCGTTTATTGGTATAACAGGGGTAAACGTCGACGTTGAATGCCTTGAGGGTGACACGCCAGTTGAGGGAGATACTCTGATTGTAAAGCTGGGGGAAACAGATTTTGCTTTCGGTTTGAGAGATCATTCATTTAGCAAATTTATTTCTAGCTCCCAAATCACGGTGGCTGTTATGGCAAATGACACCGATTATACTGCTTGGTTCAATAGTAGCGTTATTACTCCAGAAGGAATCGAAGAAGCAAGTAACTACGATGCCACCATTGGCGATAACGATATCAGTGATCCTACTTTCACCTTAGAAGAACAAGAGCTGATCTGCTTTTTAAGAAACCTTGATTTTGACACCTTGTTAGATGCTATATCGGGAATCCATCGTGAAGCGGATCAAAGCAAGAATAAAGCGGCAATGCATTTACGAGTTGGAAGGACTCAAACAGCTAACGCATTCGATAAACAGGTTACCAACCTGGAGCAATTGGCCTACTTACTAGGGAAAGCCAACAAAGACTACAATGCACACGTTTATCAAGTGGATTAATCCCCACTTCTTCACCCACAAACAAGGAGGGAAAAGCGATGAAATGTGCATTTTGTGAGGAAGAGATCGTGGGGGACAAGCCAGAGTGGATATTGGTAAGCAAGAAACCTTCTGTCGATCATTTTTGTACCCTGGGATGCTTGTCAGGTCATGTGGATGAAATGGCAATCGAATCGGAAGAGAAAAACGGATTGATTAATTAAATTGATTACGTGTATCCAGCGGCGGGTATCGAAAGCGCCAGGGTACACAAGAGAAGAATACCTTGGCCCATAATTAACCAGGGTATTCTTCAAAAAAGGTGCTAGTTAAAAACTACTCTTGTTTTACTACCAGAATGACTTGAATGTTCCACTTCGGCCTTGGAATATTTGTTGATAGCTTTACCACCTAAATATACCAGTCCACCAATCGTTGCTAAACCCAAAACAGTACCAGCAATAATAAGGCCAGTGGGAGCAGCAGCCGCAAGTGTTGCCAAAGTTCCACCAGTGGCAACGATAGATTTGTTCATTTTATCACCTCCAAAATTTTGGTTCTATCATATCACGACCAAGTAATATTCTTCCAGTTTCAGGGTTGAACGAACATTTAACATACTATTTCACAAGAAAAGGGTAGGCGGTGCAGGTGAACGATAAACTGATCGAACGTGTTTGCGAAAAATGCCCCGCTACTCAATGGGGCAAGAAATCGATCTGTAGTGTCCATAACCTCCACGTTGGTAAGATCGAAATCTGCCCAGAGTGGGACAATTACATCATAGAGAATCAAGGGTTGCTTGATCGGAGCGGGCAGCTCGCCTATATCAATCTTGAGCCAGCTCTTGAAGTCGTGCAAAAGGTAGAGGAAGAAATCAAGGATTACCATTGGATGGTGAAAGAGGTTGAGCGTCTAAGGAAGGAAATCGACAAGGCGATATCTTCGAATCCGTCCATACAAGTGAAATTAGTTGCTACTTATGGTGATGCTGCTGGTATGCCGAGCGGGAAAGGATTACGCCTCTCTACCTTAACCATTCCGGAAGAGCGGTACGAAAAACGGATCGAGAGAATGCAAAGCCTTGAAGACAAGGTGAGGCAAATCAATGATTTCGCTATCGGTCTGAGCGATAGCAAGTACCGAACAGTCCTGGAATGCATGATGGATGGAATGCGAATGAATAGCATTGCTAGGCATGTCGGCGTATCTCGGCAAAGGCTAAACGAGATCAAGCGGGACATCGTGAATCGATTGGCAAGGGAGCTGTACAGTGAGGAATTGTTAGGTTCTTAAACGAATAGTCAAATACGAAGAGAGATCATGGATACTCAGCTACTCGGGTTGGCACCGGGTGGCTTTTTATTTTGAAACGAATATCTCACAGGGATTTGTTATTTAATGTCGAAAGAACAAGATAGAAAATTTTGGAGGTTAACCTTATGAGGAAATCCTTTCCTGGACATTACAAACCAAACAAAGAGGAGCTTCAAGAAGCATGGAAGGACTGTCTTATTGTCCTTGATGCAAATGTTATGCTCAATCTCTATAGATATAGCAGTTCAACGAGAGAAACCTTGTTAAAAGTTATAGAGCTCCACGCTGATAAAATATGGATTCCACATCAAGTTGCATTGGAATTTCATTTCAATAGAATTACTGTGATTGACCAACAATTTAAAGCTTATGACAAGGTAAAGGAAATTGTTGCATCAATACCTAATTCACTTGCCGGAGAATTAGGTAAGTTTTCAAAACATCCAATCATCAATACAAAAGAAATCATATCAAGTATATCTGAAATTACCGAAAAAATTTCTGGCCAAGTAATCAGTCAAAAGGAAGAGCATCCAAATTTATTAAATGACGATTCTTTAGGAGAAGCACTATCTAATATTCTGCAAGAGAAGGTTGGAGAACCCTTCGATCAAGAAAAACTAGATGAAATATACAGAGAGGGTGCCCTTCGATATGAACGAGAAATACCGCCTGGATATAAGGACAGCAAGAAACCAGAAGTAAAGTATTTTAGGGACCTAGTGATTGAAAGTAAATATGGCGATTTGATCGTTTGGAAGCAAATAATAGGAAAAGCAAAAGAAGTGAAAAAAACAATAATTATGGTAACAGATGATACAAAAGAGGATTGGTGGAAAAAGCTAGGAGGGATGACTCTCGGCCCTAGACCAGAGCTCGTTGATGAAATGATGGTTACTACTGGTAATAAATTTTACATGTATCAAACAGACAAGTTTATTGAAACAGCAGAAAAACAATTAGATGATGGAAGCACTCAAGCAATAGAAGAAGTTCGAGCAATGCGAGAATTTGATAAAACAAATGAAGAGGTAAGTGAAAGAAGTGTATCAAAATCAAATAATCAGATGAATATAGGGAGTAGCTTTAGTGTTCCATTAGTAGCTTATGAGCATGAGCATTTAAAGAAATTGCAAATGGAAAAAATCTTTGATGAAATGGTCAATATAGAAAATCAGATATTAACATTCGAACGCACTCTTCTTGAATTGAATGAAATAATAAAAAGGCACGGGAATTTAGCGAATAATTCGGATATCATACAAACTATCGATGGGATTAAAAGGCAATTAACTGAACGTCATCTCGACCATCAGGTTCTAAAGAGAAGATTATTCGAACTTGAAGCAGAAATTAGACAACAGAATGAAAGGGGAATGGAAAAACTACAAGTGCTTTGATCGAAAGCTAATAAACTATTCTTGGAAGTTGACATATCTGACACATCTGACGCTTTTGACGTTATTTGCAAGCAAATCAAAAATCGCTCTATACTAAGTGTACGCACGATGAATAAGCCGCTCAGGGGAATATACCTGGGCGGTTTTGTTTTGGTCTGACAAATTAGAAAGGGGGAAGAGCATTGAGCCTGTCGGTGTACAAGTCACGGCGTTGGAAGCGGAAGCGGGAAGCAATCTTACGAAGAGATAAATACATGTGTCAGGAGAGTAAGCGGTACGGTAAGACTGAACCAGCTACTACTGTGCATCATATTTACCCGTTGGAGTTTTACCCTGAACTAGCGTTCGAGGACTGGAACCTTATTTCTCTTAGTGACAAGCAGCACAACGCTATGCATGACAGGGTGACTCACGAGCTAACAGCATTAGGATTAGCTTGGCAGGAAAGAGTTCGTTCAAATTTTGAAAAAAACAAAGTTTGAAAAAAAGTTTGAAAAAAAATCCCCCCCTTTTTAAAAATTTTAAATTTTTTTTCGGTGGACCGACTCGGGCAGCCATTTCCAATAGCGCGAGTTCTGGGAAAAATTTTTTCGGGAGGTGATGGCGGTGGCTAAAGTGACGAAAGCGGCGGTGAAACGCACGACCATTCGTGATATGAAAAGCTTGGGAACGTACAAAAAAGAGTACGATCGGATCATCGAAATCTATGCAGAACTGGTGGAGCAATACGCTATTTTAAATGAGCGCTTTGCTTCGGAGGGGTACCAATACGAAGTTTCAACAGCGGATGGTAGTACGAAAAAAGCGCCTATCGTCGCTACACTCGAATCCCTCCGAAAAGATATCTTGGCGTACACGGATCGCTTGTGCTTGAATCCGAAAACCATCGACGGAATCAAAATTGAGAAGAAAAAGACGTCCGCGCTGGCTGCAGCGTTAAGTGGACTTGAGTGAGGCAAAGAACATTGACGTTGTGATGGAGTACGCCAAGAGCATCGTCGAGGGTAGGAAAATCGCTGGCAGAGAGTTGGTTCAAGCTTGCCGACGATTCCTTAGAGATTTAGAAAACCCGGAGTATGATTTTCGCACGAAAGATGCGGAGTTCGTTATCGGCATTATCGAGCGAACCTTTGTTCATGATAAGGGCGAAGCACTGAACGGTACACCATTACGTGGGAAGCCGTTTCTCCTTGAACAGTGGCAAAAATTTATCATTTACAACCTGCTTGGATTTTTCAAAGCAGGCACTGAGGAACGCCGATACAAAGAGGCGTTTATTTTTATTCCCCGGAAAAATGGTAAGACTCGGCTCGTTGCCGCGCTTGCTTGGGCGCTTGCGTTGCTTAGTCGAAGATCAGGGGCGACTATCTACATCACAGCGCACGCTTTGAAGCAGTCGAAACAGGCATTCGAGTTCATTCTATTCAACATCAAGAGGATGGGCGAAGAAGAAAGCTTTCGCATCCTGAACAATAACCAGGAACACAGCATCACCGGAGAAATGGGCGATGGATCAATCTACATTGAAGCGTTGGCAGCGAACCCGGATCGCCAGGACTCGCTGAACTGTAACATCGCCATTGCGGATGAGCTGCACGCCTACACAAAGCCAAAGCAATACAACATCATCAAAGAAGCTATGAAGGCATTTACAAACAAGTTGATGATCGGGATTACGACTGCTGGCGATGATATGAGCAGCTTTTGCTACCAGCGGCTCCAGTATTGCAAAAAAATCCTTGATGGCACAGCCCCTGATGAAGCTTATTTTGTGTTCATCGCCAAAGCTGACCAGGATGAGCGCGGGAATGTAGATTACACGGACCCGGTACAGCATGAAAAAGCGAATCCGAACTACGGTGTGACGATCCGGCCGGAAGATATCCTCAATGATGCATTGCAAGCACAGAACGATCCGCAGCAACGTAAGGATTTTCTGGCGAAATCGCTCAATATTTACACTTCCGCGATGCTTGCCTACTTCGATATCCACGAGTTCCGTGCTAGTGACCGAGAACACAAGTGGACTCTTAAAGAGTTGACCAGTCTGCCGATCATTTGGTATGGCGGAGCGGACATGGCGAAAATGCATGACCTGACCGCAGCAGCGTTGTATGGAGAATACCAAGATATCGCTATTGTCATCACGCACGCGTGGTTCCCTATTGTTGCGGCGGCGGCGAAGGCGGACGAGGACGGTATCCCGCTGTTTGGTTGGCAAGATGATGGATGGTTGACGATGACGAACACGCCCGTTACAAACCATGCAGAAGTGGTCAATTGGTTCGTGGAAATGCGACGGAGCGGGTTCAAAATCAAGCAAATCGGATTTGACCGAAAGTTTTCCGCTGAGTTCTTTCGAGACGCAAAAAATGCAGGTTTTAGGCTGATAGATGAACCGCAATTTTTTTGGCGCAAGTCGCAAGGGTTCCGCAGAATTGAACAAAAAGCCAAGTCTGGCAAGCTGTATTACCTGCATAGTGAAGCGTACGAATACTGTGTGCAAAACGTACGGGGCGTAGAGAAGACAGATGACATGATCCAGTATGAAAAAGTCGATGAGAAGAAGCGTATCGACCTTTTTGACGCGTCTGTTTTTGCGTGCGTGCGGTTCATTGAGGATACGGACAAAGGCAAGTCCACCAACGAATGGCTCAAAGGAGGTGAGTAGGTATCATGGGCAAAAGACGGAATCGAACGGGTAGACAATCAAGGTCGGAATCTCAGTCTCCAGTGGGAATTTTTATGGCTGGTGGGGATACATCGATCCTTGTACCGGACGGCTATGTGCGGCTATCAGATAATCCCGAGGTACGAATGGCCATTGGTCGCATTGCGGACCTGATCAGCAGCATGACTGTTCATTTGATGCAGAATGTAGCAGATGGGGATATCCGTGTACGAAATGCCCTGGCGCGTAAAATAGATATCGACCCTTACGGCCCTATGACGCGTAAGGATTGGATGTATTTCATAGTCCATACGATGCTGCTGGAGGGAGACGGGAATTGCATCGTGTTCCCAACAACGCGTGACGGGTTGATTGATGAGTTGATTCCGTTGCCATCAAGTGTAGTTGGGTTCCCGTCAACGACACAAAACAGCCTTGGACTAGTGACGGGCTATCAGGTATCGATTCAGGGGCGTATATACGAACACGATGAGGTCCTGCACTTCAAGATCAACCCCGACCCCGAAAGACCTTGGATTGGTCGTGGCTATCGTCTAATCTTGCGGGATGTTATTGGCAATCTAAAACAAGCAGCAGCAACAAAGAAAGCATTCATGGGGGATAAGTGGCGCCCTTCCATCATCGTCAGTGTTGATGCGGAAACTTCGCAGTTCACCAGTCAGGAAGAGCGAGACAAAATTATTGAGCGTTACATCGGGGATGGTAAGAGTGGAAAGCCTTGGATCATTCCGGAATCGATTATCAAGATTGAACAAGTCCGACCACTAAGCTTGCAAGATATTGCCATTCATGAGACAGTCCAAATCGATAAAAGGACGGTAGCCGCGATGCTGGGCGTACCGCCTTTTTTTGTTGGTGTTGGTGACTTCAAAAAGGATGAATACAACGCCTTTATCCAAACTCGAATCCTGCCATTAGCGAAAGGAATTGAGCAAGAGCTTACGCGCAAATTGCTTTTCGCTCCAGATTTATACTTCAAGTTTAATCCGAGGTCGCTTTACGCCTACGACACGAAGGAACTTGCAGAGGTGGGCAGCAATCTCTACGTCCGTGGCTTGATGTTAGGCAACGAGGTCCGGGATTGGTTGGGCCAATCGCCTCTCGAGGGCTTGAACGAGCGGGTCATCCTGGAAAACTACATTCCTGCTGGCATGATTGGCGATCAGAAGAAATTGAATCAAGGGGGTGATGATGGATGAGTAGGGAATTGAAACAAACTCGTAGCTTGCTTACAGAACTCAAGACGCGGGCTGAACCTGATAGTCAAGAAATGATCATCGAAGGCTATTTTGCCGTATTCAATCGCCAAACGGAGTTATGGCCGGGAGCATTCGAGGAAATCGAGCCAGGGGCTTTCGATAAAACACTCGGAAATGACATTCGAGCACTTATTAACCATGACACGATGTTTGTCCTAGGACGAAATAAGTCAGGGACACTGGAACTCAGGGTAGACAGCCATGGGCTATGGGGCCGAGTCAAGATCAACCCGAACGACAGTGATGCCGTGAACCTATACGAGCGTGTGAAGCGTGGCGACGTGGACCAGTGTAGCTTTGGCTTCAACATTGTACGGGAGGAAGCGGACTGGCGGGATGACGGAACGGTGAAGTGGACAATCAAAGAGATCGATCTTCATGAAGTTTCCGTTTGTACATTTCCGGCTTATGAGGATACTGGCGTGCAGGCACGAAAGGCAGAGGTCACACAACATCGAGAACGGCAGATGCAGCAGCGCAAACACCAATTGAAAGAGAGGTTGAAAAGGACATGGCTCTTAGACAACTGATGCTGGGTAAAAAGATCGAACAGCGGAAGGCGGCACTGGCCGAATTGCTTTCACAGGAAGAAGCCTTTAATACGCGGTCCGCTGAACTGGAGGTTGCAATTGATGAGGCGAACACAGACGAGGAGATCGCAGCAGTAGAAGAAGAGGTCGGTAAATTGGATGCCGAGAAGGCAGACCTAGCTGAAAAGAAATCAAAGCTGGAGGGCGAGATTGCTGAACTAGAAGGCGAGCTGGACCAGTTGAACAGCAAGGCACCGAGTAACGAATCTCGCAGCAAGCAGAATGACAATGAAAGAGGTGGAAAGGAAATGGGCAAAAGAGCAATCAATCAGGATTATTTCACACGAGAAGTAGAGGACTTTTACGGTGAGCTTCGTTCGCGTTTGCAATCCCGAGCTAATGGCAACGTTCTTCCTCCAGGTGAAGCAGGAGCCGAGCTGGTTATTCCGGATATTGTCGTTAACCGGATTCGCGATCGCATCGGTGATTTTACAACGCTATATCCTTTGGTGGATAAAATCACAGCGGGTGGACGGGTCAAACTCATTCTTGATGTGGACACTGCCGAGGCTACATGGCTTGAACAACGGGGAGCATTGCCAGAAAATGATGATTCAGCTTTGACTGCTGTTCAATTCGATGGTTTTAAGGTTGGGCGAGTTGTTTACATCGACAATTCACTGCTGGAAGACAGTATTATCAACCTTGACGATTATTTGACGAAGCGGATCGCCCGTTCGATTGCAAAAGCCTTGGACAAGGCTATCTTGACTGGAACTGGTAATACAGGTAAACAGCCAGAGGGAATTTTGCCGGCAATTCCGGCAGCAAACAAGAAGTCAGCTTCAGCTAAGTATCAGGAACTGGTTCCTCTACTTGGTTTAATTGACACGGGCGAGGATGCATCTGGAGAAATCGTTGCAGTCGTTCACCGCCAAACATACTACGCAAAATTGGCTGTCCTCTCCTTGCATGTAAATTCGGAAGGGAAAGACGTTGTGATGCTGCCTAACTTGTCTCAACCGAATTTCCTTGGTTTGCGAGTTGTGTTTAATAACTATTTGCCAAAGGATAAAATTCTATTTGGTGTGTTTGACAAGTACACCCTTATCGAACGTGAGGGTACACGTGTCGATATGTCAGCCCACTACAAATTCCGCGAGGACCAAACAGCGATACGGGGCGTTGGTCGATATGACGGGAAACCTGTTAAACCGGAATCGTTCGTCCTTGTGGATATTGCCGCACCAACAAACCCGTAACAGCTTTCAGCAGCCCCGTGACGCAGCCTGACTTAGATGCTATGACCAAAAGCGAATTGCTACAGTTCGCTTCGGATCATGGCATTGAAGGCGTGTCGTCTACTATGCTGAAAGCTGAAATAATCACGGCCATCAAGGGGGCGTTGGGATGGACGTAGAAACAGCCGTAGGGCTTGTGAAAGAGCGGCTAGGCATCCGCACTGCCGTCCGTGATTCTTACCTCACAGCGATTGTCAAAGGCGTCATTACAGAGCTAGAAGATGAAAAAGGGGTGGTGCTGGTTGGCACCAACCCCAATCATCTTCTTTTTGTTTGTGACTATGCCACATGGCGATATCAGAGCCGGGATAGCAAAGAGGCCATGCCAAGACATCTCCAGTTCAGGCTCCACAACTTGATGATTCATGCTGGAGGGAGCAAATGACGTGGGATGAACTTGTAGAGCTGATTACCGTCTTGCAATCGAATAGCGCGACAACCAGTGTTTCCGAAACAACCCGTAGCGTGTATGCCAATCAAAAATCTGTGTCACGAACTGAGTTCTATCAGGCCATTGCCAATAACCTCAAGCCAACAGTGGTATTTGAAGTCCATTCCTTTGAATACGAAAATGAGCAAAAGCTCAGACACAACGGAAAAGACTATCTGATCTTGCGGACATACAGCAAAGGAGACGAATTGATCGAATTGGTTTGCCAAGCATATGACGATGTACAGACGAACTTGGCACGACTTCGAGACACGATTGAAATTTGGAAAAACACATTCGTTGAGAATAGCATGTACGAGCTAATTCCAAAGCCAGAGCTTCTATATACCCTGCCTGCACAGGTCGAATTTAAAGGCGGTGCGGAGCGAAATGTCAGCAACACCATTGAGACATCGAACAATGCAACCGTCACGATTCAATATCGCCCAGGTATCACAGCGGATATGTTTGTGAAGATCGAGGGACAACGTTATGACATCCGTTTTATTGAGGACCCATTCAACCGACATGAAACGCTTGTTTTACAGCTTGAAAGGGTGATTCCATGAGTAGGTTAACGCGAGCTCAGATAAACGGGGCGATCACGAATAAGATCAAGGCCGCATTCCCGAAGGTAAAAATCCACAGCACTGATGTAAAAGAGGGATTTTCCAGACCGTCATTTTTCACAATGCTGGAAACAGGGGTAAATGACTCGGCTATGTTTTCCACCTATCGAGAGATGACATGTCGCATTCTCTTTTTCCCATCTGATCGTTACGTTTACAAGGAAGAGGCATATGACGTCCAAGACAAGTTGGATGTGTTGTTTGGGCTCAATTTCGCTGTTGAAGATAGGACGATTACGATAAGCAATGCAAGGTCAAATATCATTGATGGCGTATTGCATTTCGACTTTGATTTCTCTTTTCACGACGATGCTGCAGAAGATCCAATGGATGACGATAATACAGCGAAAATGCGGGAGTTGAGCATAAGTCATGAGTAGCTTTGACGTTGATTGGACAGGACTGGATGACTTTCTCAGCAATATACGTGACATGGAGCGTCACTTTCCCAACGAAGCCAAGCGCATGTTGCGAAATGCTGGTGGGGTTGCGCGGAAGATGGTACTCAAAAGGGCTAAGCAATCTGTAGTGGAAGATACTGGCGAATACTTTGCGTCCATAAAACGCGGAAAAGCGTGGGTGGACCGGACTACAGGCGAGTATAAGATCAGAGCGTACAGTAAGAGCAGACATGCCCACCTGATCGAGCATGGCCACAGGATGGTAGGTCCTGAACCAAATAAACAAGAGGTTGGTTTCGTACTCGGCTTTCATGTTTTTGACAAGGCGAGGCAAGAAATCAATCGAGTTTATCCATCTATATTGCAACAAGAATATCAGAAAATACTACAACGATTATAGGAGGTAGACGCCGTGGGGTTGCCAGAAATATCGATCATTTTTTCGTCACTGTCCGTTTCCGCTATTCAGCGAAGCCAGCGGGGTATTGTGGCCTTGATTTTGAAAGATGATACAGGCAAATCTTTCACCACAAAAGAATACAGGTCCATTTCGGACATAGATGCAACCGATTGGTCGGCAACGAATTTGGACTATATCAAAAAAGCCTTTTTGGGTGTTCCTTCAAAAATTATTGTGGAGAGGCTGCCTACAACGGCAACGGATTACAAAAGTGGGCTCACAAGGCTGGCTGGAAAACGGTGGGATTACTTGGCTGTCCCTGGTATTGGGGCTGCTGATGTCCCTGACATTGCCACGCAGTTAAAGATGTGGCGCGATGTAAACAAAAAGAAGTTCAAGGCAGTATTGCCAAACAGTACTTCCGATTATGAAGGGATTATCGATTTTACGACAGAGGGCATTGTTGTTGGATCGAAAACCTATTCCGCATCGGAGTACACGGCCCGGATCGCTGGCATTCTTGCAGGGCTGCCTCTTACGCGTAGCGCTACTTTCTACGAATTGCCAGAGGTTGAGGCGATTGCCGAAAGCGAAACCCCAGATGCTGACATTGACGCAGGGAAGCTCATCCTAATCAATGATGGCGAGAAAATCAAGATCGCACGCGGTGTGAACTCTTTGACCACTACAACACCAACGAAAGGGCCTGATTTCAAAAAAATCAAGATCATTGAGGGTCACGATCTGGTCAAAGAGGACATTACTCGCACCTTCAACGATGAATACGTCGGCAAAGTCAATAACAGTTACGATAACCAAGTGCTGTTTATCATCGCGATTAACTCATATCTTCGCGGGCTGAGAGGGACTATACTCGACCCTGCCGCAGACAATGCATTTGGTGTCGATGTCGATGCACAGCGGCAAGCATGGGAAAGCATCGGGAAAGACACAAGCACCTGGGACGATCAAAAGGTCAAGGAGAGAACTTTTGAGTCAAAGGTGTTTCTGATGGGCGACAATGTGAAATTCGTGGATGCTGTAGAAGACCTAAAAATGAAAATCTCTGTTTAAGGAAGGAGGGTGACATCATATGAAGAGGCCAGATGCAAGTCGTGTCATCAACGGAACGTATGGACGTGTATGGGTGGATGGCGAATTGTGGATGGAAGTGGACGAGTTTGAAGCAAAAGTAACAATCTCATACGAGGACCTGAGCTTTGCCAACGAAGGCGGGACTTTTCAGAAAGCCATTGGTTGGGCTGGTGAAGGAAATATGAAGATTAAGAAGATTTATTCTCGTGTGCAACGGAAAATGGCAGCGAATGTGAGAAAAGGCATCTACCCGAGGCTTAACATAGTAGGTAAAGTCGCTGATCCAGAAGCACACGGAGCTGAACGTGTTTCACTGAATGACGTAACTATATCGGAGTTCGCGCTGCTTAAATTTACACAAAAAACAACTGGCACCGAAGACATCCCCTTTAAATTCAGTGACTACGAAATGGTTGATATGATTCCAGGTTAATACCTGTTAAAAATGGAGGATAAAATGGGAAAAACACTGACTGTAAAAGATTTACTTTCGCGCAAAGACCAGATTAAAAACCGCCAGTTAAAAACACTCAAACTTTATGTCGACTCGCTCGATGGGGAAATTATTATTCAAGAACCACCTAGAGAGATTGCCGTTGAAACGCTTGCGATGGCTCAAGATGACACGATGAAAGCCGATCAGTTTGCAGTGTACCATTGTGTTATCACCCCCAATCTAAAAGACCCTGTTTTACAGAAGGAGTACGGTTGTGTTGAGCCGACAGATATTGTTGAAATGCTTTTCCGCGCAGGCGAAATTGCAGCTATTAGCGGACAGGCTCTAAAACTGTCTGGTTTCGCAGGAAGCGTGCGTATGGTGGACGATGAAATAAAAAACTAATTAGTAGTGGTGACGAAGATTTCTATTTTCTCCACCACTACTTGCAAAAAGGATTCACGCCTGAATATCTGCTTAACGTCGATTTTGTAACCAAAAGGTTGATGTTACAGTCTATGGTCGTGGCACTGAAAGAAGAGAGTATGTAGAAAGGCGCACGCTTGTGCGCCTTTTTTCGTTGAAAGCGGGTGGTGAAGTGTCATCAGGTAGTGTTAGCTTAATTTTGCGCCTCAGAGATGGAGTAACATCGATTCTGAACCGTATAGGGTCGGGTACCGTCAGATACAGGCGAACACTTCGAGACTTGGAACGACAAGGTAAGCAGACGTGGGATTCGATTCAATCAGGCGCAAAAAATGCGGCTACCGTAGTTGGAATGGCAACAGCGGCTATGGGTACAGCGGCTATCGGATTAGGGATCAAGGCAAATGCAGGTGCAGAAACCGCGGAGAAATCCTTTGATATCCTTCTCGGATCAGCAGCAGCAGCAAAAAATATGGTTCTTGATTTGAAGAAGCTCGCAGCAATATCACCGTTTAACTTTGCCGGGCTCCAGGACGCCGCCAAAATCATGCTAGGCATGGGGTTTGCAGGCGAGGGATTAATTCCCACTATGTATACCCTGGGTGATGCAGTAGCCGCAACAGGAGGTACGGTTGACGAATTCAAGGGGATCGCCTTAGCTATTGGTCAAATCCAATCAAAAGGCAAGGTAAGTGCGGAAGAGATAAACCAATTGGCCGAACGCGGTGTACCAGCCTGGCGCATATTAGCACAAGAGATGGGCAAATCGACTGCTGAGGTCATGAAGATGAGCGAGAATGGGGAGTTGTTTGCGGAAAAGGCAATTCCCCTCTTGTTCAAGGGCTTACAAGGACGATTCAAGGGCTCCATGCAGGAAATGTCAAGTACCTTCACCTATACACTGGAGAATATCAAGGAAACAGGTACACAGATGCTAGCAGACCTGACCAAGCCTTTGTTCCTTGCAATTAGGGAAGATTTGTATGGCATCCAAGCACTCATGGAAAAAGGCACCGAGGCCAAATGGGCGGACGAGTTCTCTGGAAGGTTATTGAAGGTCTACGAGGGTACGAAAAAGATAGCCAAGAACGTGTGGGATTTCTCGTCCTATGTGATTGATAACTGGTCAAAGATCGAACCAATTGTATTCGGTGTTGCATCCGCCTATGGTGCGCTCCATATCGCGATGGGCGTCCTGACCATAAAACAACTAGCTTTAAATGCAGCCATGTATGCAAACCCTATAGGGCTCATCATATTGGGTGTGGGTGTACTGGTCGGGTATTCAATTTGGCTGTGGAACAAGTGGGATGAACTTGGAGAAAAAGGGAAATGGCTGGCGGCGGTACTCGGCGGTCCTTTTGGGGTCTTAATAGGCATATCCAAAGAAGTAGTGAATAACTGGGACGTTATCAAGGAAACTGTGTCATCAACTTGGGACCACATTGTGATCAGAACTGAGGAAGGAACAAACGTTGTGATACGCACAGCGAACTACTTGATTAACGGATTTAACTTCGCGTTCGAGGCGATCAAGTATGGAGCTGCTGTTATGTGGAATGGTCTAGTGACACTGACAGAAAATGGCGTAAGAGATATGCTTATCCCCTTGAATGCAATGCGAGAAATGGCAGGAATGGAAGCCATAGCTGTCAACTTCGGTGCGGTAAAATCATCTGCCGCAGCTCCAACTATGGGCGATACAGAGTATTTCTCGCCAGTTAAGTTCGCAGTAGAGAGGACAAAGCGAGACAAAAACTTTACAGGTATGCAAGACGACATAGCCAGCGCCCGGAAGGAACAACTGGACAAGCGCAAAGCGAGTAGCGAAAAAATGGAACGCGCATTGATGGCCAACACGAATGCGCTTGCTAATAACACCAAGGCAACAGACAAGAATACAAAGGCGACGTTACGCGATAATTTAAGTCCGATAGATTTAGCAGACAGCTTGCTGGGACGAATTGAGCGTCATATGTGGAGCACATAGGGGGTGTTGACTTGATCAATGTGTTCTTGTCGATTAACACCAATGCAGAGGTCTTGCAACTGCCCGTGCCTCCATCTGAGTACAACGTACCGTCTCCTTGGGGTACGGAGCAGGTGGACGGGCTGCAACAGTCATTACTATTGATCGGGCTGGAAGGGCTTCAATCGGTAGATATCAAAAGCTTTTTCCCGATCCGAGACTATCCATTCTTACAAAACCGCAGCATGTGGGGGATGGATTATGTAAATACAATTAAGCGTTGGCGCAAGATGCGGATTCCGATACGACTGGTCATCGTTGATTCGCAGGGGGTTCAATCGTTGAACATGGCGGTTGCTATTACGAATTTTGAACATGGGGTAGGTCGAAGCGGCGATATTGACTATACCTTGCAGATGATAGAATTCCCATTTGTGAGCACGGCAAGGAGCTGATGCGATGTTTCAAGTTCTACTAATCAAAAACGATGGTCAGAAAAGCCACGACCTCACGCCCTTGGTGGGCAGTATCTCATGGGACTCGAATCTGTCTCTTATGTCCGCGATGAGTTTTGATGTGAACTGGTCGGATGCGAAATACTTCCCCGTCAATCCATGCGATCTTGGAGACGTCGTGTTGCTTCTCAAAGATGGTGAAGAAATAAACCGTGGTGTCGTTGTGAAAGAAGGGAGACAGGGGCGTAGCGCGATTACGTACACCGTATATGATTATGCCTGGTATCTTGGTAAGTCAAAGAGCGTGTATCAATTTAACAAAATCCCAGCATCACAAGCCATTACGAAGATTCTTAGCGATTTCGGTATGCTAATCGGCAATGTTCCAGACATGGCCACTCCAATCGACGACATTTTCTTGGAGAAAAGCCCGGCCGAAATTATTGAGACGATCTACAAGCTGCATGAGCGTCGAAGCGGGAAAAGATACAATGTCGAGATGCGGCAAGGAAAAATCTATTTCGAGGAAATGAAAGATTTGCTCATCAAAGGCACCTTCAAGCTGGCTGAGAACATCGCACCCGTGGACGTTATGGCAAACCCATTAGGTGCGGATCGCACGAGATCCATTGAAGAAATGCGAAACCGCGTGAAAATCCTTATCGAGCGAAACGAGAAAGAAAAGTCAAAGCCCAAGTATGAGATCGTGGCGATGTCCCAGGACGAGGAACTGATACGAAAATACGGTTTGCTAGAAGATGTGTATAAGATCGATGCGGAGGACGCGGCAAAGGCTCGGGAAGTCTCTCGAATTCTGTTGAAGCGCCTGGCACGAATCCATGAGACAAACAGTATCCAGCTAATGGGTGACGTTGCTTTTAAAGCAGGCCGTCTGCTCGATGTAACGGAGCCAGTCACTAGTATGCAAAATCGATTTATGATTACCAGCGCCAAGCATGAAGTAAGGAATCAAATTCATACGATGCAACTGGATTTGGCTTTGCCCGAGGACGTGAAATAGGAGGCGAGAACTTGGATAGTATTGATCGTCTTGCAAAAAAGATTGCAGAGATGCAAAAGGAGAACCGCAACCCGCCGAGTACGGCTCCTCGAGTCGGGAAGGTTGTCTCAGTAACGCCTCTCAAAATTCAATACGGTGACAGTATTATCTTAGAGAGACGGCACCTGATTATCGGGGAAAGTCTCATGCCTGGTTACAAACGGACAGTTGAATTAACGGAGCTGCAGATGTCTGGGCTAGATGAGAAGTACCCAGCAAAGATTTCGTTTTATCGAAGCAGCGGGGATATACAGGAGCGCATCACAAAGTTGGCCATTCCTATTACCAATAATCCTGACAGTCCGGAAAATAAGATCAAGGCGACCATCACGTATACCGATGGGCTGAAAGTAGGCGACCAAGTTATTCTGCAGCCAGACGAATCACTGAAACTGTGGTTTGTCAAAGATCGTGTATGGAAGGAGCCGGATGAATGAGTTTACCTCAGATCACTCAACTGAAATTGCCAGAAACTCAAATCACCCAACAGACAAAGCCCAAGAACGTACACAAAACGTTCTTATGGGATTTCGATGCGGGTGATTTTGTTTTAAAAGACGGGAAACTGATCGAGGTAACGGGTCTGGAATACTTGAAGGTCTGGATAGAGAAAACACTTCGAACCGTTAAAAATAGTTTGATCTACCAGGGAACAGGCTACGGCAGCGAGCATCATGTACTGATTGGCCAGAACTTCCATCCCGACTTTTCCAAGGCTGAGTATGAGCGAATGATACGAGAGGCGTTGTTACAAAATGATGCCATTACGCGGGTGGATGGCTTTTCGTTTTCGCACGAAGGCTCTCGGTTAGTAATCGGTTTTGAAGTATCAAGCATTTACGGCACGCTAGAAAAGGCGGTGTTGATTTAGTGGCATCCAAAGAAGAACATCTCGCCATTTTATTGGCAGCAGTACCGGACAAATATGACAAACTCCCCGGGAGCTTTATCTTTGATGCACTTGCCCCTGTAGCCGAAAAGATGGCCGAACAAGATGACAGGATTGAGGAAGTCAAAGACAAGCTTAGTATCGATAATTTGTCAGGAGCCGAATTGACACAACGGGTTAGGGAAAGGACTGGACAGGAACGTAGAGCGGGCACTCGCTCCAAAGGAAGTGTTACTGTCACAGGGACAGGTACGATCCGAATAGGAGACTTGTTCGAGACACCAAGCGGCACACAGTTTCGATCTACCGAATCAAAAGATATTACAAGTAGCGGGATGGTCATGATTGAAGCATTGGTAGAAGGGCCTTCTGGAAATGTACCTGCCAACACTATCACGTTGTTTCCGGTCACATTGTCTGGGTTTACTGCTGTCACAAATCCGAGTTCCACATCAGACGGTTTTGCAGAAGAATCAGACACAGACCTACGGAAAAGGTACTACGAGCACATTCGTACACCTGCATCGAGCGGGAACAAGGCTCATTTTCGCAATTGGGCAAAGGAAGTGGCGGGGGTCGGTGATGCTCGAGTCATACCGTTGTGGGCAGGTAATAACACAGTGAAAGTGGTCATTATTGATAGCGACAGAAAACCTGCAAGCAATAATATCGTCGCTGCCGTGCAGAAGTACATCGACCCAGGTGCGAATGGAAAAGGAGAAGGAGCTGCTCCAATAGGAGCGTTTGCTACGGTGGCTAGCGCAACGGGTGTGACAATCGAAATACGGGTCACCGCTGTTTTAAATCCTGGATTCTCAAAACAACAGGCTATAGTCGGAATCACGTCAAAAATGACCCACTATCTAAGGGATGCTGCTTTTGTCGAGACGTTGGTTAGTTATGCAAAAGTAGGGGCGCTCATATTGGACACAGATGCCGTGGCGGACTATACGGGCCTCACCATCAACGGTGGAACGTCCAATATTCTGATCGGCAACACGGAAGTGGCGGTCTTAGGGACGGTGAGTGTAAATGTCTAAGGCAAATGCAAATGCGATGTTGAAGCGCCTACAACCTCATCAACGTAACTCCTCCACATTTCGGGTGATTTTCGAAGCAGACGCTACGCAATTAGACAAGCAGGAAGCCAAGATTATCGATCTACAACAACAGTTGTCAGTAGATACAGCAACCTGGGCACTGGACTATTACGAAAAGGAGCTCGGACTAGCCGCCAATAAACATAAACCAATTTCCGAACGCCGGGCTGCCATCAAGTCGAAAATGCGGAGCCAGGGCAAAGTATCCTTGGCACTCCTGCAAGCGATTCTTGATGCATATACGGATGGTCAAGGAACAGTCACCTATGACGGATCACTTCGGTTTATTATTCGAAAACTGGATGGACTCAAACTTTCCGATATCCGAGCGGCCATCGAAGAAACAAAGCCAGCCTATATTGGTGCTGAATTCCTGCTCTCTCCAGAAGCTCCGACCATCATTATAAAGTTGAGGAATGCTTCTTTCCAAGTGGATTACTTTGTGTGCAATACTTTTTATCCAAATGAAATTGTGGTGAATGCCCCGACTTTGCCTGTCTTTGTTGTACCAGGAATGCCGATGTTTACAGCCACGGAATAAGGAGGGAATCAGATGCCTATTGGAACAAAACATATATTACGTGATGGTGGACTCCTACCAGTTCCGCAATTCTTCAATGGAATGAAGGATGAATTTCAAGAGATTCAAGGTCGCAACGGTGCCATGTTCGTGCAACTACGTGGTTTATCGGCAAAAGAGCCTTTTAGTGGAGCTACTGATACCGCACAAGTTTTCGATGAGCCCATGTACGGTTTTGTCATTAAAAATGACGGAACGAATGATCTGACATTCACGATTAACAACTACACCTTTACGGTCAAATCAGGAGAAGTGTTCGAAGAATCTTTCGAACCGTTTACACTGGTGACTATCAAAACAACTTCTCCATTTCGTGCATACGGAAAGGGGTGAGCAGATGGCGTTAAAAGTGGAACCAGCCTTTTTAGAATTCATACGCAATGCGGTGAGTGCAAAAGTAGTCAATGCCATCATCACCGTAGATGGAAAATCGGATATTCGCCCGATTACACAAACGAAGCACCTTACCAGCGCACAGAAAACGGTTGTACAGTTGTACGTCTACTTAGACGCCGTGGATGCAGCAGGGACCATCACAGAAGCAAAGTTAGTTGATGCAACTGGAACGGCAATGATTACTTCCGACGCCAATATCTCCTCTCACGAAACGGGCGTCTTACTATTGTTCGAAATACCGTTTGAAGTAGGGGTGGTGTAAGATGCCATACGAACGTCAATTTTGGGCTGATCGACTTGTTAATCCAGAAACAGGTGAAACGATTCAGGAGGGCACCCGTTACACAGCGAGGCGCATGAATCACATAGAGGAAGGCATTAAGGGTATCGACGACATCGTAATCAAAATGGAAAATAGAATTCTCCATTTACACGCCAAGATCACGACAGGGGATAGAACAGCCGGAAATAATGGGATTTTCGTCGATACCTTTGACGGCATCCAGGATGCGGTCATTTCTTTGGATAAGACGAGAACAACCATTCAGTCGATATCCGGTACCAATGTTACTGTTGCATCGGTAACAGGATTTGCAGTGGGGCAAGAGGTGACGTTAGCCTCGGTCAACAATCAGGAGGAGCGTATCATCACGGCAATTAATGCGTTGACCCAAGTCATTACATTAAACGCGGCTCCCACAGCAACTTATTCTTCTAATGCCATCCTTGCAAGGTCAACCGTGGAGATTGATACGGTGGCAAAACGTATGAGGCGAGGGTCGATTGATACCTATAGCGTGAGAATAGCCGTAACGTAAGAAAGGAGGCGGTTAGATGGCTAGTAAATCAACCGTTGTTAGCATCCCTGAGTCTACATCGCAGAGTCGATCACAAAAGGTGACCATACCAAACTTAAAGCGTGTTGTTTCCGTTGCGGTCAATACGGGCAAAGTTACACACTCTGTCAATGGCAGCGAAGTGACGGTCAATGTCAGCGATGGCTCATATACTCGATATACCACATCCAGTACCCCGAACACCAAAACCGTATCGGAGACTCGTACAAGCAGTACAGATAGTTTTCAGTCTTCGATCAGTTACAACGATGGAACTTATAGCGGCACCTTGTCTAAATCAGGCGGATCAACTCCCTATGTAGTCAGCGGTAGCCCTCCTGGTCAAAAAACAGTATCAGCTTCTCGCGATTCTTGGTACGACTATGGCGGGTCTTGTAGCGGAGCGCAAAGCGGCGCATTGTCGGCGTTACCATCCTCCATACCTTATTCAGACGGAGAAGGATACACTGGCACTTTGCAACGCACTGGGGCATCGGCGGGGAGATGTCAACTTTTAAATGACGAGGGAGGCGGAGAAAAAACATATGGCGCCTCTGCAACAGGCACCTATTCGGGTACGGTATCTAAGCCTGATACGCGTAAATACAACTACTCCCAAAGCTATTCCGGCACAGTGTATGGACCATCTTCGGTATCTTATACCTACTATTATGCCTATACCGTAACAGTCACCTATGAAGACAACTTTGGTCAGACACTCACATTGACTGCTCCGGCAAGCGGGGTCAAGCTATCTGTAGGTAATACCTACACAGTTACCGGGACCACATTGGACACTGATCCTGGTGATATCGTATCCGTCTATGTACGTGTCAACAAAGGCACTCCCTATCGTATCCTGCAAGCATCTGCGGACGGCGTAAATCCGTTAGCCTTTAACAAGACATTGACATTTACAGGCGGGGCCATTAAGGACGGTACAACAGCGGTATCCGGGCTATTGGATGAGGGTACTACGCACCTGTTGGAAGTATGGTCGGAGGATAACAAAGGCGGTACTTCCATCATCGCTGAACGCACGTTTACGGTGATGCTGAATCGTCCGCCAACTCTTACACACTCATTCGTAGCGAACAATGATAATTTGTCGGATGATTCCCCCATTACAATCAAAGGGACGGTGTCCGATCCAGACGGCCAAAGTGTAAACATGAAGTATCGGCTGAACGGTGGTGCAGATGTACCCATATCAATCAGCGGTGGCGCGTGGTCGATCACCGTTACACCAAAGCAGATGGTTGCCGGAGCGAACAGTCTCGTCATAACAGCAGCAGACTCATTAGGAGCAACAACAGTCCTCACGTTTTCCTTGACCAGATCCGTGACGAAAACACGCCTCAAAACAGCCCATGCTCGCTACAAGCTATCTCCTCAGTCAACAACAGCTAAAGAAGTCCTAGCTTGGTTCCAGCATGAAACAGGAGATTTGAATGTGGACGGAGCTCTTTCTATCGTGGCGGCTGGCGCTGCCGAATCCTATAAGGCCATGACTAAAACGACTGCCCCTGTTATCACAGGGATCGTGGAAACAGAGTTTATCGGAACGTATGCAACTGGTAACGCTCAACTCCATTTGAAATTGACGTTGTCCAGTAATGACGCAAACTCAACAGCGGCAGCATCGAGTTTATCGGGGGCGATCAAAGCATGATGTATCGACAAAGAAATCAAGACGGGTTGCTGGGCGATTGGGTTTACACGCCAGCGGGAGAGGAAGAGCGAAAGCAGGAAGAGGCTCTTCAGAAAGAAATGGAAGCTTTGCGAAAAGAGAATGCAAAATTGAAAAAAGCACAAAAGGGTGGCGGTGAAAATGGCGTGGTCTAGTCCTGCAACAGACAAGAAAAACAAAGACTTGATATTAGCTCAAGTCCGGGACTTCAAGAAAGGCAGACTTGTGGAGCCATTTAGTGATACAAATTCCTGGCTAAAGGCATACGGTGGCGGATCGGTGTCATTTAACAATGGCAAGCTGCAAATCACTTCGACAGGCACATCGATTGCCGCACGCCGAAACGTCCTCTTAAACTTGTCAGGTGCAAAGACCCTAAAGATTAGATTTTATGTAGACCAACTGGCTGACCTCTATGAGTTCCAGCTCTATTTGGCTCATGATACTGGCTATGCCGAATTTTTAGGCTACACCGTGCGAGCTTGGAGAATGGCGATTGGTTGGAACGAGCATGTCATTGATGTCAGCAAGCTGGAGCCCGTTGGAGCTGCAAGCCTGGCCCGGGATATCGTCTCTATGCAAATCCGGGTTAAGTCCAACGATAATACTACGGCTTCGATTGTTTTTGACTCGATCATTCGAGATGAGTCGCAGCGGGGGAAGGTCATCTTCATGTTTGACGATGGCTGGTTGACACAGTACACAGAGGCATTTCGGTATATGGGAAAGTACAACCTTCCAGGTGTCATTGCCGTCATTCCGTCGCACGTAGGGTGGTCTGGCTATTGCACGCTACAACAGCTAAAGGAAATGTACGATTATGGCTGGGACATGGCCAACCATACGATGAACCACGCGACGCTCAAAGACCTGAAAGATACAGCGGCAATCGAGAAAGAGGTAGCGGACGCTGAAAAATGGCTGAACGCAAACGGATTTCCTCGAGCATCGAATATTTTGGCGTATCCATATGGCGCGTATGATGCAAGGGTGCTGCAAGTTATGCAATCTCGCAGAGCGGGCCGCACTGTCCAAGAGGATACGGCGACAACACCGCCACCGGATAAACGGACGATCAAGATTCGAAATGTGGACCATACGATTACACCCGCCACACTAAAAGGGCACATTGATGATGCAGCAAAGGTAGGGGGCGTGTGTCTGTTCATGTTCCACAAAATAGTCAGCGAGACAGCGACCTCCAGCATCGAGTATAACGTAAGCAACTTCCAAGAGATTGTTGATTACGCATATTCCCGGCGAGCTGACATCGATACCGTGACAATGAGCGATTGGCTGGACAGTTGTGGGTTGTAAAACGAATAGAGTTTTTGGGGGAGCTGCAGCAGCGGCTCCTTTTACTTTTGCCCCAATGAGGGCGAGGAGGAAGAGAACATATGGAACACTTTTTCAAAACAGCATTTGCAGCCGGGGGAGCAGTGGCTTCATTCCTTTTTGGGGGATGGTCGCCTCTACTCACGGTACTTTTGACTTTCGTTGCGATTGATTATGTATCCGGAATGGTAGCGGCTGGTGCAGAAGGAAAACTGTCGAGTAGAATCGGTTTCTTGGGGATTGCAAGGAAGGTTTTTATTTTTGCAATGGTCGCGATTGCCCACTTAGTTGATACGGCCCTTGGAGATCAGCATGTTTTGCGCGACGCAACAATCTTCTTTTACTTGGCAAATGAGCTGCTATCTATCATCGAGAACGCTGGACGTGTGGGGTTGCCAGTTCCAACGCCAATCAAGAAGGCTGTAGACGTTCTGAAAGGAAAGGGTGATCAAAATGGCAGCAACTAAAGGAATCGATTGTGCAGTACCTTTGACAGCGGAAAAAGCAAGAGCAATGGCGGCGGCGGGCATGAAATTTGTCTGCCGCTATCTTGTTCCTATCAGCATGGAGTGGAAGCGACTGACACGGGCAGAAGCCGAGGCGATCACAGCGGCAGGGATGCAGGTTGTATCCGTCTTCCAGCGCGGAACAAATGATGCTGCTGGAGGAGCAGCCAACGGAATGCGGGACGGAAAAGCAGCGCTCCATGAAGCCAAGCAGATCGGTCAGCCTTTAGGTACGGCGATTTACTTTGCCGTGGATTTTGATGCACAGCCAAAGGACTATGCAGCTATTGAGGCGTACCTGAGAGCTGCTGCTAAGGAGTTGACTGGTTACTCGGTTGGTGTTTATGGTTCACATGCTGTCCTTGAGGAAATGGCGCGGCGCGGGGCCTGCAAACATTTCTGGCAAACCTACGCTTGGAGTAGAGGCAAACTCTCCAAAGCTGCTAACCTCTATCAGTATAAAAATAGCCAGGAACTTGCAGGGCATACAGTAGACTACAATGACGCTCTTGGTGGCGAAGGTTGGTGGAATACTAATCCACCCGCTGTGGAAAAACCTGTGAACAAGTTGGACAAAGAATCGGCAGAGGAAGTAATCGCGATTCTTGGCTCGGTCTGGATGGCAAGCGACAACGATCCAGGAGTGAGGGAAGCAGCTCACTATGCCGCGAACGCTTTACGTGATGCTGTAGGTATCCCGAAATAACGACTAAGCCCTCCTTCGGAATAATCCGGGGAGGGCTTTTTTGCGTTATGCGTTCTTATTTGAGATACCCAAGTGTTTTTTCAGAGCGTCCTGTAGAACATGAGAGAAATTCACCTTGTTCTCTTGAGCAAGATCATCGAGCCATTTAGGGATGGTCAATGTCTTCTTAACAGCTCTATTCTCCATTTCATCGCGGAATGGAGGCATCCAAACCTCAATTAACGTAACGACTTCGGCTTGTTCCGCTTTTAGTGTGGTCGGTGCTGACGGTTGTGGGATGTCTTCGTTGTCTTGCTCCATGCCATAGAGGTGTAACGCCATTGCTTCCCGCGCCATACGGAAAGCTTCTTCTGGCTCATCGCCGCAAGTAATGCAGCCGGGCAGATCAGGAAACGTTACTGAAATACCATCGGTTGCGTAGTGGAATAGTGCTGGATAAATATAACGGTCTTTCTTCACTATAGGCTCACCGCCTTTGTTCTGTAATGTATTCCGAAAACTAATCTTTTCGGAATAGTTGTAGGGGAAAACAAAACCCCTAACTTATACAATATATTTTTATTTAATATCGGGAAGAGAGGGGGGATTAGAGTTTAATCCCCGCCTGCTTCTCGATCTTCTTTACTGTTCCGAGTGGAATGTCTTTTCTAGGGTGTGGAACTGTCACTCGTCCGGGTTTAGTCTTGTGTTTGAACTGCCAGTGGCTTCCGGTTGTTTGTACCGAATACCAACCGTCTTGTTCGAGTGCTCGGATTATTTCTCGTGATGAGTGACTTGCCATAACTTCCCTCCTTCTTAACTTAATTATAACACGTATTAAAATACGTGTAAACAGTTCCTTGGAAAAATTTATGATTGTCTGTTCTTGTTTTGTTCTCATATAATATAAGAACAAGCGTTCTCTTTCTGAGGAGAGGTAGGTCTGAACCTGACAAGATGGAAGTATTCGAAACGTGGGAACGAAAGGGACGGTAATGATGGCAAAGAAAACCGATAACTTATTCGGCACATCTCGTTTCGTATTATCGGAACAGCGCGAGCTCTATCTCCAAATGAAGGAAGACGACAAACTCGTACCTATGCCGATTTTTGAGCAAGATGAGATGGAATCGTTCCAATACGTCTTGAGAGATACAGATCGGGAAGATTATCCTGTCACAGTGTCTTGGTGGAAACCCGTAAAAGGCGAACTGGGAACCACATGTACAATGTGGGGAGGTGTTAAGTAGATCGATCAACGAGGGCGTCAAATCAAGCTGGTAAATGACACAAACGTCCAGTGGATAAACTTGGATAGAATTGTTGATGTCAGAGCATGACCCAATTTAGACAGCGTTAAGCAAGTTTCGATATCCTCATACATTTCGACAATTAATTCACTACAATAAGAATTAATTAGCAGGAGATATTTGCCAAATGTAGAAACTAGGTAAATAGTCGCGATCTTTAACGGCTAGTTTTTAATGAGGATGATATTAATGTCGTTAAAAAAACTTGTTCATGATAATAAACCAAGGGAAAAAAGTGGTCCTAGGTCTTCAAACCGCTTTGACTTTCAGAAAGAATGGGCAATATGTAAATTGTTGGAGCTTCATCAAACAGATGACGACTACTTATTGGTTCTGGACTATCATGATGATGTAGTTGTTCTCAATTCCGAAGATACTCCAGTAGAAATATCGTTTTATCAACTTAAAACAAAAGATACTGGGATTTGGAAACTGTCAGAATTAATCAAACGAAAACCAGGAGCAAATGGCCCTTTATCCTCCATAATAGGTAAGTTATACAGTTGTAAGCTGATATTCGGAACTCATACATTATCACTAACAGTGGTATCGAATGCAAAGTTTGAAATTGAATTAGAAAAAGACGGAGAAAAAAGCACGGACAAGAAAATCATTCCCTTTAAGTCAATTAAGAAAAATCAGCTAACTTCAATTATAGAATCGATAAGACAAGAACATTCTTTAACGCAAGATCCAGACCTCGTTGATATGACTTTTTTGGAAGTTACTGATTTGAATATTCGCGACCGGGAGCCCTACATGATAGGGAAATTGCATCAATTCCTTACGCAGATTAGCCCAAGAGGGAAGTTTCGAGTTGATTTTATTTACAGCAAGATATTCAACGAAGTCAAGCGCAAGAACGACTACGAGTGGGATTTGGATAGCTTTGAAGAAGTAAAGAAGTATAAGTCAATAAGTCGATCGGAGTTTGAAGAGATGCTTCGACAGTTTGATTTAGATAATCGCTGGGATAGTGCTTGGCAATTATTGCAAAGTAGAATGAACCAAGAAGGTACAGACTTCCGTGCGATATTAAATCTGCAAGGTACCTGGCGCGATTACGAAATTGACAGAATGGATCACTCCAATCAATACCTTCAGGATATTCGGAAGGAAATTTCTACATTATTAGTACCCTATCTGTTAGGCCAAGTATCTAATTTGTATAAAGATATCGTGGAGCCCGTTTATAATGCATTTATTGCCAAGCAGCCTAAATGTATTTATCAAGAATTTTATATAAAGGCGATGATTCTAATGGAGTATTGTGACGTATGAGTGAACAGTACAAAAGGCTAATAAGGAATCTAAGGGAGAAAACTCATGAAAAGATTAGTTTTAAAAGAGATACTTCTGATGTCAAAGATAGAGAAGAAAGCAAAAAGAGTATCATTTCACCAGAAACTAACAATAATAAAAGGGATTAACCACACGGGTAAATCATCATTAATTAAAAGTATTTATAACACTTTTGGAGCAAGACCCGATAAGATGCACAAGCGTTGGGAAAGTGCCAACGTAACAAGCGTTGTGAAATTCACCGTTGATGATAGAGAATATTCTATTTTACGGCAACAAGACTTTTTTGCAATATATGATGGGAAAAATCAGTTCATACAATCCTTTCAGAAGATAACAGATGAGCTTGGACCATTCCTCGCTGAATTATTAAACTATAAAATAAAGCTTACTGATAGATCGCACCGCTTGATTTCTCCACCGCCTGCATATTTTTTACTGCCCTTTTATTTGGATCAAGATAGTTGGGAAAGAGCATTAACGTCTTTTAGCAACCTGTCGCAACTGTCAAACTGGAAAAAAGATATGTTAGAGTTCTATACCGGAATTAAACCAAATGAATACTATTTAGCAAAGGGTAACATCAAACTTATTAAAGAAGAGATCAAAAAGATTATATCAGAGCTTGCTATCTCACAAAAAGTCCTGACGAAACTAAATGACCAGATCAATACACACATTATTGGTGTTGATATCAGTCAATTTAAAGAAGAAATTGAAGAAATGCTGGCTAATTATCAAGTTCTCAAAGATAAAGGAGATGTTCTCAAAAATAAAATTGTTGAAGCTAATAATGAGAAGAGTCATGTTCAGAAACAAATTAATATACTCACTCATGCGATTTCCGAGCTTCAAAAGGATTATAACTACGCGCTAACAATTCCAGAAGAAGAAATTGATTGTCCAACATGTGGAGCAACGTACCATAACACGTTCACAGAACGATTTGCTATTGCAAAGGATGAAAATCGTTGTCAAGATCTGTTAGATGAGCTTCGTCTTCAACAACTTAAAGTGAATGAAACTATTGAGATTGAATATCAGAAATTTCAATCCAATAACGCTGAATTGAATAAGGTCACAGAAATCCTTGAATTAAAACAGGAACAAGTGAAATTGAAAGATGTAATACAGAATGAAGGCAAGAAAGAATTAAGAGCAATCATGCAGAACGAAATTAACGAGTTAAAAACAGATATAGCAACAAAAGAAGTAGAAATTAAAGACCTTGAAGATCAACTCAAAGAATTGAGTGATAAAAAACGTAAAGACAAAATTGAACAAAAATATAGAGATTACATGAGAAAGTATCTTGATGCATTAGATGTCCAAACAGTTCAAGCAGAGCAGTACAAGAAAATAAACAAGTTAATCGAAGAAACAGGAAGCGGTTCTCCACGAGCAAACTTGGCTTATTACTTTAGTTTGTTGCAAGTAATGAATGAATATTCAACATCAACATTCTGTCCTATAATCATCGACTCTCCAAATCAACAAGACCAGGACTCAACTCACTTGGAACAAATCTATGATTTTATTGTAGAAAACCAACCAAAGGATAGTCAGTTAATTGTGGGACTGGTTGATTTCGGAGACAGACAGTTTGATGGAAGCATTGTGGAACTAACCGACCCATACCATTTGCTCCAAAGCAGCGAATATGAAAGTGTAGCAGATGAGATCAGAGAACTTCTTGGTAAAGCTCTATAATCTCGAAATTGAGCTAACCAATTCAGGTTGGTTTTTTCTTCCAATAACCTATAGCGAATAAATTGATAAGGATTGAAGGATGGACACTACAAATATTGTTTACTACATGGGCGCTTCTTTTATAATTCTTGCACTACTGAGGTTCATGGTTCAAATAGAACCGATATTTATTCTATGCTATTCATTTGCAGGGTTGATATTTTTGTTTCATGAAATATGGTACATATTCCATGAAATGTTTAATGGGATGACAGGAAAAAATATTAAGCGTTCATTTATGCACAGAAAGAGTTCGAAATTCTTTAAGAACAAAAGATCAGGCGAGATTTTTATTTACGGTTCAATGCTGGCTATTCTATTCTTGCCCCATGTTCCTTACATGAAGAATATGAAAGCTGAAACTATAACAACTTTGTGTGACTTCATGAGTTTATTTGCTCTTGGACTTACGTTGGTTGCAATTGGTTTCAAGCAAATGAAACCAGCAGACGAGGAGCAAGTAAAAAGGCACCTAATAGAACTACCAGATAGCAGAGAAGCTCTTGATCAAGATGAAACTAAAAGTGGTTGAGAAACTCACACAATCAATCAATTAGTGACTTGAGGTGAATCATGTTGTATAAGGCCGATGAAAGTCAACTATTAAACATAACAGTAAACGAAAAGGAAGTAATGAAGTTTTGCATTGAAAGAATTAGAGAATTGGTTAAAGAATCTGAAGCTGAGTTTGTTTTTTGGGATACCGCAGAATTGAAAAAGCGTACATGTATGAGCTGGAACACGATTCAAGATACATTTTTTCACGACACCAGATTTGTAAAACGAAAAGTCGGTGGTAAGTGGTACTTTCCTGCGAAGGAAACAAGGGCTTTTTTGGAACAGTGGTTGCGTGAACAGCTATAG